GCGTGGCCGGTTCGTGCCTGACCGAGAGGTCTAGACTCCCCTCAGCCTCAGCAGGCGCAGGATCATGACGGCCATCAAGAGGGAACAGATCCTGGCCGAGATTGCGGCCACCCTCGCCGGCACGACTGGCGTCAGCACCAGGATCTACCGCTCGAGGCAGGAAGCCTTTGCACGGAATGAAGCGCCGTGCCTGCTAATCGACCCACAGACCGACACGCCGAGTGAGGAGTTCGTCAGCACGTGCAAAATCGACTGGCGCATGCCGGTATCGATCATCGTGCACACCCGCGGGGCCATTCCTGAGCAGCTGGCCGGGCCGATCATCGCCAGCCTGCACTCGAAGATCATGGCCGACCGGACGCTGGGCGGCCTGGTGATGGACATCTACCCAGGCCCGGTGGAGCACGCCCGCGAACAGGCGGATGCCACCGCCGGATGGACGACCTGCGTCTATGTGGTCCGGTATCGCACCAGCATCACCGACCTGACGACCTGAGGCCCGCAGGCGGTAGGCCCGGTAGCATGGGGTCAGTTCTCTACGCCTTCGCAGCGTGAGCAGCAAGCCCACCCGCTCGACTCAGCGTCCGCCGTTGCCTGCAGAAGGCGGCAGCTATGTGCTGAGCGATGCGGGAGACCGCTGGATCCGCGAACCCCAACAGGTGACCACCGATGCCGAAACAGTCGAGGATCCAGCTCCTGCTGGCGAAGATTGAAACCACCTACGGAACCAATCCCACGCCGGCCGGATCCGATGCCGTGCTGGTGCGGAACCTGGACATCACGCCTCTCGAGGCGAAGATGCTCGACCGGGAGACGGTGCAGCCCTTCATGGGCAGCCGCGCCAGCCTGATGGTGGACAAGCAGGTGAAGATCACCTGCGAGATTGAAGTCAGCGGGTCTGGCACCGCCGGCGTGGCGCCGAAGTATGGGCCGATCCTGCGGGCCTGCGGGCTGTCTCAGACGATCGTGACAGACACCAGCGTCACCTATGCGCCGGTCTCCACCGGCCAGGAATCGGTGACCCTGGCGTTCTTCAAGGACGGCATCAGGCACTACGCCACCGGCTGCCGCGGCACGTTCGAGCTGGCCGGCACCGCCTCGGATTTCTTCCTGTTCAAGGTGGAGATGACGGGCATCTACAACGGCCCGACCGATACCACCGTGCCCTCGGCGACCTACTCGGCCCAGGCGCAGCCGCTGCCGTTCGGTGCTGGCAGCACGCCCACGGTCAGCCTTCACGGCCTGTCGGCATGCCTCAAGGAGTTCAGCCTGGATCTGGCGAACGACATCACCTACCGGGCCCTGGCCGGCTGCACTCCGAACGTGTTTGTGGCCGATCGCAAGTCAGCCGGCAGCTTCATGATCGAGGCTCCGCTGCTGAGCGACAAAAACTTCTTCTCGATCGCTGAAGCCCGCACCACCGGCGCGCTTCAGGTTGTGCACGGTACCGCCGCCGGCAACATCCTTACGGTCAACGTGCCACAGGCCGAGATCGGTTCGCCGGAGTACGGCGACAGCGACGGCGTCCTGATGCTGAACGTTCCATTCGTGGCCCTGCCCTCGTCGGCGGGCAATGATGAGCTTTCCCTGGTGTTCACCTGATGGCATTCGTTCTCAAGGTAGACGACTCCTATAGCTGGCCGGTGCCATTTGATCTGCCGATCGATGGCGGCCGGCATGAACGGCGATCGTTTGATGCAAGGTTCAAGCGACTTCCGCAGTCGAGGATTGATGAACTGCTCGAGGCGGGGCAACGGCGCGTGGCAGCTATGCGTGACGGCGAACCACTGGATGGGATGGTGGATGATGCCAGCGTGGCCCGTGAGCTCGTGATCGGCTGGTCAGGCATCACCGACGAAGTCGGCGAGGAGATCCCCTTTTCCGCTAAGGCGCTGGAGCAGCTGATCGAGGTGCCGATGGTCGCCCAGGCGATCGTGCAGGCATGGGGCAACAGCCTGCAGGGGGCGAAACGAAAAAACTAATCGGCGCCGCGCAATACTGGGCAAAGGGTGAAAGATTGCCCGTACAGCCTGAAGAGGCCGCGGCGCTTGGGGTGATCCTGCCAGAGCAACCGGTAGAGCATTTCGAGGTGATGCCCGAAGCATGGGCAGCCGTTACCATGTTCCTGAGGTGCTCGACCCAGTGGAGAACATCGATGGCCGGCATCATCGGACTGGACTATGCAGCCCTTCAGTGGCTGTTCACCCTGCACCCTCCCGATGATCCTGCGGCATTGCTGGCCGACATTCAGATCATGGAGTCGGCGGCCATTGAGGTGATCAACAAGGAGGCCGGCTGATGGCTGTGGCGATGAACGCCCTACTCAACATCACCGCCAAGGTGACGGGCGCCCAGCAGTTGGCAGGGCTGCAGCAGAGCATCGGCGGCGTCGAGCGGGCCGTCAAGACGTCCACCGGCGCCCTGGGCCGGCTGCAGCAGGCCACCGGTGGCCTGTCTGGGGCCATGGGCACGTTGCTGCCGCTGCTCTCGACGGCGGGCCTTGGCGCGTTCGTGAAATCAACGATTGACGCGGCCGACAACCTGAACGACCTACGCCAGAAGACAGGCGTTTCGGTGGAGGCCCTGAGCAAGTTCGACACCGCCGCCAAGATGTCGGGCACCACCATCGATGGTGTCGGGTCTGCGATGGGCCGCTTGGCCAGGGCCATGACGGCGACAAAAGGGCCGGCCGTTGATGCCCTGGCCGCCATGGGGATCAGCGCAACGGACGCCAGCGGCAAGCTGCGCAGCATCGATGACGTCATGCTCGAGGTGGCAGATCGGTTCGCTGCCATGCCCGATGGTGCGCAAAAGACGGCCCTCGCCATTGGGCTGTTCGGGAAGGCCGGTGCCGACATGATCCCCATGCTGAATATGGGATCAGCGGCCATCGCCAAGCTCGGCAGCACAATGACGGGCGATTTCGCTACCCGCGCCGATGCTTTGAACGACAAGATCGCGGAGTTGGGGGCCACCTTCACCCGGCTTGGCGTCCAGCTGGGCACGGCCCTGTTGCCGGTGCTTGAGGGCACGGCCAATGCCGTCAGCGCACTGGCCGACGTGTTCGAGTTCCTGCCCGGTCCGGTTCAGTCAGCCATTGGCGTGATTGCTGCTGTCCTGGCTGTGGTGGGCCCGGCTGTGATTGTGATCGGCAGCGTGGTGTCTGCCATCGGGGCACTGGCGCCGGTGATCGGCGCCGCGGCTGGCCTGCTGGGTGGCCTCGGCGGCGCGGTGGCTGCCGTGGGATCTGCGCTGGGAGTGGTCGGCAGCATCCTGGTGGGCATCTTCACCGGCCCCGTGGGATGGGTGGCACTGCTGGTTGCCGCTGGTGTGGCGGTTTATGCGTTCCGCGACCAGATCAGCGCAGCATTCCAGGCCGCGGCTGCCGTGATCGGCAGCGTGGTGCAGCCAGCGTGGGAGGGTTTCATCACCTGGATTCAGGGCGCATGGCAGTCCATCACCTCCGCATTTACCACCTACGTGGTGGCACCGCTGCAGGCGGCATGGAACGGCCTGGCCGAGACCATGCGAGGCGTGATCAATGGCGTGCTGCAGGCCATCGCCCGGCAGATCAATGGCGTGCTCGCTGCCATCAACCTGATGATTCGCGGTTTCAATGCCGTCCGCCGGGCTGTGGGCATGGCGGCGTTGCCGGAACTAGCCAATGTTCAGATTCCCGCCTTTGCGAAGGGCGGCTACATCACAGGCCCCACCGTCGCCATGGTGGGTGAGGGCGGAGAGCCTGAGTACGTGATCCCGGCGTCGAAGATGGCCGCGGCATCCGCCGGCTACCTGTCCGGTGCTCGAGGTGCTGCTGTGCTGTCGGGCCAGGCCCAGGGCCGTGAGTTGCCCGTGAAGGTGACCATCACCACCGGGCCCGTGATGCAGGCCCGCGGGGAAGAGTGGGTCACCAAGGCCGACCTGAACCGGGCAGTGGGTGAAGCCGTCAAGCAGACGAAGCGGGCGCTGCTGCAACCTGCCGCCCGGGCACAGCTTGGGTTCGCCTGATGGACGCCGGCCGCTACCTGACCGTCGAGATCATCGGCACCGCCAGTAAGTGGCAGAGCTACTTTCGCGACACCACGCCCGATGGTTTCGTGTTTACCGAGGTGCGCAGCAGCGGGATCGTCGCCAGCCAGGAAGGCGATCAAGCAGAGATGTCCGTCACGCTGCCGGCGGCGCCCTCGATCGTGGACGCCGTGCAGGAAGCGATCAGCAGCGCC